TTTTGGTATGTCATGATTACGATTCATTTCATTTGCATAGAGTATTGTATCTGGAAAATATGATAGGCCTCTATTTACAATAAATGCTGCATAATCTTTTTCTGCTTGTGGATCATCAAACAGGTCTTTTTTATTATCATTAATACTATTCAAAAAATCAAATGGACTCATTATCCTGCCTGTCTTGTAATATAATTTGTTCTTATCTTTATAGGTTTGAAATATTGTTTCACTGTTTCACGTACCACTTCATTATCAAATTGTTTACAACTAAACACATCTAGATATAAATCACCTGTTGAATCGATAAAATGAGCAACAATGGTTGATGTAACAATAACCTGGATTGCTGTATATCCTGCTTTATCTGGAAATTCACCAGCAGTGTATTCAATTCTAGGTTTACCTATAGGTTGCATATCAATTCTTTTAAGAAGTGTTTCAATAAATTCTTCTATTGTTTCTGGATCCTTAATCATCTTGCGATCACAATTTGTACAATCCAATAATAGATGATAACCCCAATAATCACTCATGTTCTTTTTCCTCTATGCCAAGCATCCAGTTTTCTGCCATGATTTCTGCTTCCATAATAGTAGGAGCAGATAAACTACTTACATGTATGTCATCAATAAAAAGAAGTAAGAAAAGTTCGCCTTTTGAAAAGGTAGCAATTTCAACCTTCTTCCCAAACTTTTCATATACTTTAATAATCATATATTTTTAATTTTTTTTAATGCAGCAGGTGAAACCATAAATGTAATATCTGGATAAATTTTGTCTAAATTATTAACAATATCTTCATAAGTTTTACCTTGCGTAAGATACATATCATTTTCTTTATTATATGCATACCATTGATCATTATATTTTTCAAATTTTACAGAAATTCTATAATCAACAGTTTTCTTTTGATCCTGGTGCTTTTCCAAATCATCATAGAACTTTTCAACTTTCATCATTAACAAAGTTCTAAATAAAAACCAACCTGATGCCATTCCTAATAATAATCCTAGCATAAATTCCATAGTAACTCCTATTTGAATTTACATTGAGCCATAACTTCCGTAAGCGCTGCCATAAGATTAAGTTCATGATCAGCAACAAAAGCGGCCTTATATTGATAGTCAGCAAGAATAAGTACTAATTGAGGTATACTTGCAGATTCAATAGTACTTGATGAGGAATCATATAATTGTCTAAATATATTTATACTATCACTATCTGAGTTTTTGGCTACCCATTTGCGCACTTCCGTAAAGTTCTTTTCCTTAAGGTGAGTAACAAGTTGTTTGTATGATTCTTCCGAGACATTTAATAAGATACCTGAATCAATTTTACCAGATACAGAATATCTTTGTAATTCATTTATTACTCTACGCCAGTCTGGAAAGTATTTAGTAATAAGTTCTACTATAGGTTTTGGATCATATTGAATGGATTCATATTCAAGGATTTGAGAGATTCGTTTAAAGAATGCTGCAGCGATCTCTTGCTTATCTTTGTTTTCTATTTTAAAATCAACAACAGCACATCTTGAGTGAAGTGGTTCAATGATTCTATTCTTGTAATTACAAGTGAATATAAATCTACAATTGTTTGAGAATTCTTCAATGAATGCTCTGAGAGCAGGTTGAGTAGAGTTAGGATTAAGATAGTCTGCCTCATCTAGAATAACAACTTTTTTAGAATCTGTGAGGGATACAGTTGAGGCAAACCCTTTAATTTTAGTTCGAAGTGTATCAATACCTGATTCTTCAGAACCATTTATTAATAAATATTCAGCATCTATTTCATTACATAATGCTTTTGCAACAGTTGTTTTACCAATACCAGGACCACCGGCAAAAAGAAAGTTTGGTAGTTCACCTGAACTAATAAATTCCTTAAATGTATCTTTTAGTTGTTTTGGTAGTATGCAATCATCAATTTTCTGTGGTCTATATTTTTCAACCCAAAGATATTCTTGTACCATAATTTCTCCATAATATATTATATAATTCTATCACATCAATCATTTAAAGTACAATTATCATAAGGAAGTAAATTCAGAGTCAGCCTCCACAGCAACATAGTAAGTTAGATCACTAGTTTTAGATTTAAATCTAGATATTTTCTTAGATGATATTGATACATCATATGCACCTGGGATCATTTTTAAATTATCTATCTTAAGGTTTACATTAAATCTTGCAGTAGAAGGAGCAAGATCATTTGTAAATGTATTACCTGTTGCATTCTTTTTATCACCTACGTTAACACTCACTGTTGTACCATTACCAATGAATGTTACATCTTCAGTTTTAAGAATGGGTGCAGTCCTCATGATCATTTCAAGCACAGAAGCTTCGAGAGAGAGGTTGATTTCAGCTTCAGGAAAGATAATATCTTTAGTCGGAACGACCATATTTTGGACTGCAGCACCATAGTACTTAATGGCATTATTTCCTTCTTTAATGACGACATATTTGTCATTAAACTCCATATCTGGATCATTGAAGAGACTTAATGCACCAAGGAATTCATTTAAATCATAAATTCCGAATTCGGTTGTAAATTGTTCTAATACTGATGTACTAGCAAATACAGTTTTGCCTACATTTACAGTAGAGATTTTATTGCCTGGTTTAAATAATAAGTTACCATTAATACCGGCAAAGTTTTTAATGATATTTAAAGTATCTTTAGATAATTTCATGTGTTTCCCTCAATGTCAAGTTCATTCATAAATAAAATACAACATACTGCATGTGCTAGATGAGACAGTCCCGTTTCGCTATCATACAACTCACCCCCTTTATACGCCCAAAGGTGTCTCATCGCAGCATCAAAGTATCTCCTATTGGAATCAGGAACTCTGCGCCAGTTATCTGGTTCATATTTCTCTGCACCATAGGTTAATACTTGTACAACCTCGTTTAAAGCTTTTGGTGGAAGCAAACCATATTGTGGTTTACCACTATCAAATTTTCTACCACCAGTGTGATTCCTGTCTTGTGATTTTTTAAGTTTGTCTTTAGTTAGCATATTTTCCTCTCTTAAATACACTTTGTAGTATATTTAAAAGAGGCAACATTGCGTTGCCCCATTTGATTAGAATAAATCACCACCAGCATTGCGGTAAGCAGCAGCTACCATTGCTCGTGAAGGTGTTCCGATACGATATTTTGTAGCAACAGAACCATTATATAATTCTGTTTTATTGCCATAAACAGCGTAACCTTTCATTCTTAATTGGCGAATCACTTCAGCAGGACTTGCAGCATTAAATTTACCTTTAATTTCTGCAGCAGTAAGTGTATTGCCTTTTAATAAATGTTTTAACACACGTGATGTAATACTCATAGTATATCTTCCTTTTCAAACGCCGCGTTTACAAAAGTGGTGAATGAAGCACTGCGGCTTGTGCATCTACCACTAGAAATAACATTATACCATAAAAATGAATTAATGTAAATATATTTTTATACATTTGGTTCAATTTGTTTTGCTTCAAATTCTTTAATCATTATACCAAATTTCTCGAACATTTCACCTGGATCTATTTTCTTTCTAATTTTAACGGACACACAATGTGCTTTATTACCTGAGACTTCCTCATATGATGTTTTTGTTGTTAAACAATCTTCCATATTTTGAAATTGGTAAACTTCTTGTACACCACCAAGTGATGAAATAAGTATTAGTGCATAGATTGTATTCATAGTTCTATTCCAAATTCCTGTATTGTTTTCTTAAGAAGTGGAGAATATCTATCTAGATTAATAACTGCATCTACATTTCCACTATTAAAGTCATCAATCTCTTGCTGAGTAGGTATTGGTAAATGATAAACACTCTTCCGAATTTTATTTTCTTGAGTGATTAACCAATTAGGATATCCAAGTTTAATTTTGGTTTGTCCTCGTTCCAATACCATAGCATTATGATATTCTTTAATTTCTACCAAAGTAATCTCATCAGAGGTATGATCAAACCTATCCATAATGGTAAGGATATACCTCTTTTGAGTTTCTTTTAATTCAATAAAACTAAACATTTTGAACCAAATTATTTTCTAAATCATCACCTGCAAGTTCTTCTACTATTTGGTCAATATTATCTGACACCATAGTTTCTTCCTCACCGGATTGTAGTTTATTAAATACATCAATAAAACTTTCTTTTGTTTGTTGATCAAATCGATTACAACATAATTCAATTGCCTTAACTGGATCTTTAAAGATTGAGAATGCCTTAATTACGTGGACCAATCTGCGTGTAGTGATTGTTTCATCTAATCCACCATCATTAAATGTTCTGCGAATTGCATCAGCCCATTTTACAAGAGTATCAGCAAAGTCATTATCTACACAATTATTTGTAGTCATTAGATTTTTAATAATTTTAATTTCTGTAGATGGACTAGGATATTCTTGTTCAAAGGTTACAGCAAATCGTTCTAGGAAAGCTTCGTTAAGAATATTCGTACCAATATATCGACCATCATCTGAGCCTTTACCTTTGGTATTCGCTGTTGCAATAATATTGAAACCAGATGCCGGTGTGATTACTTCATTTTTTAATTTGAAGTAGTATGGTTTACCTTCCAGGATTGGTTGTAAACACAAGAGTGTATTTGCCGCACCAGCATCGATTTCATCTAAGAGGAGGACCGACCCTGTCCTCATGGCGATTAGTACAGGACCTTCAACAATTTCCACATTACCATTGGCAAGTGTTTTGGATCCAAGAAGTTGTTCTTCGTCTGACATTGTATTTAAATTGATACGAATAAGATCGCGTCTAAATTTAGCACAGATTTGTTCTACCATAGTAGATTTACCGTTACCTGTAGGGCCAGTAATATAAGTAGGATAGAATTCACCAGACTTAATAATTGATTCTAGATCTTTATGGTTACCAAACGGTACATAATTAGAATCAATTTGTGGTATCAATGAAATTTTATTTGCAACAGGGATTGGTTTTACTAAAGGTACCACATTTGATGCATTTTTAAGTTCAAAGATATTTCGAACGTTTGTTTTATTGATTACAGACCATGGCATTGTATCATAACCAAGACTGGTCACAGCTTCCATAATCTGAGATTTACTAAGCTTTGTAAGAGTCTCTGGATAGAGTTCTACAATACGCTGTTCAATCTGAATTTTTTGATCACTTTTATATCTCATAATAAATTTCCCTCTCGTATTATCAATTTATATAAACATTATATCACGTAAAGTATTTAATGTAAACACTTTTTTGAAAAGAATTGTAACTAAATTGTAACATTATGCTACCCAACTAATAAATCTGGTAAGCAATACTCTGGATTTTTTCTTACCTAAAAACATTTTCTTAAGTTGTGTTGCAACCTTACTAGAACTAAATGATGAATCTACTTCTAAATCTTCGTTATATTTTATTTTTACATTTTTTTCTGGTATGATAAACAATTCATCACGCCCTGAATTTTTAATTGAAAGGTATCCATCTGTTTTAATTAAGTTCATAAATTTTTCTTTTTGTGGCCAAAATTCACTACGGCCATTGCTTGAATTTGTGGCCCAAGCATTATATATTGAATGTGTACCATTCTTAGAGATATAAAAGCCAAGTGTTGTAATATCATATCTATCTTTTAATATGGTTAGCAAAGTTTTTGTTTGATCATTTCCCCAGCCCATACCATATGTTTTTTTAGTTACTTCATCTCTAATTTTAATAATTGTTTTAAGTCTTTCATTGGTAGTTTCATCTAAACTCCATTTTTCTTTGCCAGATAAACTGGATCCATATTTTGATCTAAGACCAGCACTTTCACCATCAGTAAGAGTCATGAATGTAAGTTTTTCCACATTATATTTAGATTTAAATTTTGGAATATATGTGTTCATATAAATTAATGCTTCATTAAGTGGAGTACCACCTAATCTAAATTTAGAATTATAAAAAATTTCACCAGTAATACATTTTGTTGCAACATGTGTAAATTCTTTATTAGTCATTTTACTTGAGAATAACTCAAATAAAGTAAGATCAGTATATGGGTTAATTTCAAATTCATTAAGTTTTGCTTCTGCATTTTTAAGATTAGTTTCCCATCTTTTGTGTTCTTCTGGTTGAAGACTCCATGCTGGTTTCATTTCAGTTGAAAGGGCCAACACAGAGAATGGAATCTTTGCAGATCTACAAAACATAGATAAGTTCACCACTTGTTCTAATGTTGATGCCATGGTATCAGCCATAGATGCAGACCAATCCAATAACATAATCATGCCATGGTTTTTACCTTCTGGCACAATATTAATTCGTTTGAATATGTCATCATTAAGTTTGAATTGGTATAATTTACGAGTATCCAGCGATCCACGTTTTGCTTGTTGTGTTCTTTTATAAAGAGTTGCAGATTTTCTCATTTCAAATTCTTTATTTAAGTAACTTACAATATTTTTTGATTCACGGTTAAATAACTCAAGATATTCAGATTTTTCTTCTTTTGTTTTAAATTTATAACCATATCTTGATAAGCAGTAAAATGTATCATCATTCATATAATGCATTAAGTCATTCTCTTGCATTTGTACAATGGTATCTTTATATGTAAAATATATAAGTGGATCTATATTTTTAGGTATGGTATAATATGCATAAGTGGTTCCTTGTTCAGAGTATTCTTCAATTTTTCTAGAAGAAGCAGATTCGGTAGTAGATTCTAAGTAATCTTCAGCTGATCTACCTGCAGATTTTACTTTAACCTCTGTGTCCTCACCATCATTTTGTTCTTCGTCTTCGTCTTCCTCTATGGTTTGTTCATAGTAGGTATTACTATCTGGATCAATTTCGTCTTCAATTTCTT